GAAACTCGAGGTGCGACGGGCTTGAAGAAATGAAAATCTATTTCTGATAGCTTGATCAGACATGTAGTTCTGAAAACTCCAGTCCTGTATAGAGACGGAAATTATCCGAAATCTTTCTGATGGGTGAGAATCCATAAGAAAGGGGTAAATTACGTTATCTTTGTCATTACTGTTTTATCTTATGTAAGGACAAAGCGGGCGAAAGCAAGTAGGGATTACACTTCTATAGTATCTCCCTCTAACTGGCGACCGTTCGCGATTGCTTCTTTATTTTTAGAGGCAATTCGCGGAGGCTTCTCTCTTTCTTTTTGAGGAAGCTTAGCAGCACCTTGGACAGGTTTTAATTGGGTCTTAAATTCTACGACCGGGCCTAACGGCTCTCCAATGTGAAAATGGGTGCTAGAGGATTTTAAAGCTTTATTCATCAGTCCGTTATACGAGCATTTTCTTCATCTCTATGGATTTCTTTTATTATCTATGGGGAATGAATGACATGAAGCGTATATGGGCTTTCTCGGGCATTGTTTCGATGCTTGTCTTGGTTTTGTAGGGCCTTCCCGGGTTAAAGGGAATGTCATACACTCTAAGCTAGCCTTCCTTAGTGATAAGGCAGGTAAGACTAGGGTCGTAGCTATTGGGGATATGTTCTCCCAATCGGTACTAAAACCAATACATGATCGTATCTTCTCGTTATTAAGACGTCTTTCCTTAACAGACGGGACATTCGATCAGGAAAAGCAGATGTTAAGAGTTCGAAACTGAACAAAGACTAAAGGTGTCTACCTTGATTCTGTAGATATGACTAGTGCAACGGATAGAATGCCTATTTGGGTTTTAGCTGTTGCTCTCTATTATTTAGAGATTCTCCCCTTTTCAGTTGCGTGAAGTTGAAAACAATTAATGAGTCTTAGGGATTTTGCCGTTATTACTAAAGGCAAACCTACTAAGTATGTAAATTATAGTGTAGGGCAACCTATGGGTCTTTATAGCTCATGGGCTGCTTTTACTATTACTCACCACTTAATTGTTCAACTCGCGGCTTTTCGCTGTGGGTTTACTAAACTTAAAGGTTATTATTATTTTACTCGTTATGCTATTTTAGGTGACGATATTGTAATCGCCAATAAGAGAGTGGCTATTGAGTATAGGCGCATTTTAGGTCTCTTGGATGTTTCTATTTCTGCATCTAAGAGCTTTCAAGGCGAAGGTATTGCAGAATTTGCAAAATCCATTTATCTGAATGGATGCAATGTTTCATCATTACCTTGAGGGCTTTTAGCCTCCAAACCTCAGTTCCACGTGGTGGATAGTATCCTCTTATTTAAGGTTTTATACAAAAGGGGTATACGGTTTACACTGGGAGACTATATCAAGTCTTGCGGGATCCGTCATTTTCGGGTCACAAAAGATCAGATATACCAGATATACTTAGG